GTTCATTGACCGAGTACATCTTCTCGTTGTGCGCGAGCGCAAAAGTGCCGAGCGCCGTGAGCGGCACCGCCATGCCGGGGGGATACACATCATCTTCGCCAGCGTAGGTGCCGGGGAATTTAAGCCCCGATGGTGGGAGCGGGTTCTTGCCGCCCTTGAAGGTTCTATCGGCAATGGCCATGACCGGATACAGACCGCTGGAGTTGGGTAGTTGACCGGGCTTCATTCTCAAGATTTTCGACAGAGCGAACCCAATCGTCCAACCGTTGTAAAACACCGATGCTTCGTTGATAACGAATCGCACAAGATTGCCGGTCGCGAAGGCCACGACATCGACCGGCGCACCCACACTGTCGAAGTTATTGACCGCCTGCGCAATCACCGCCGCGATGTTGCTGCCGCTCCCATCGCCATACGGGATGTCGTTCATCACGACATTTACCGGGTCCGTCACATCGAAGATCGGGTACACCGTGACACCTGATCCGGTGTTAGGCGATTCCAATTGAATAGTCAGGCACCTGTATGGTCCGGTCGCGCTGCCATATTTGAATTCGATGGTGACTTCAGGTTTCGCGCCAGGATCAAGCGGCGGCGGGGGATCGATTGGAGTTCCGTCTATTTCTGGAGGAGGGGGAATGTACTCAACGATGAGCGCCATGAGCGGCGGTGTAGGTGCCCCGTCTTCATCGATGGAGTCGCCCCACCAGTGCAGAATTCTGCCGCCTTCGTACTGAGCGACGACGTACAGTTTTCCCATGAAGTCTTCAACCTTCATGATCGCCACGAGGTCAAAGCCGAGCGGATGCGGGACCGCGTGATACACGCCGTTTGCCGGCATTCCTGCGGGAGCCGTCAGAGAATCGCCGAAGGTGTGGAAGAGGGTGCCGGTCAAACCTTCGTTGGCGAAAAAGCCAATCGTCGTCGCGGGCAACGTAGCTTCAAGCACGAACGCCGCGCGCTTCTCCAGCTCGCCGCCGCGCGTGACGTGGACATTTACCGCCTCCAGCAACGACCCAGGCTCGATGCACTCCAGCAGCCGCCGAGTGTCCAGCCCGCGATCAAAACTTTTAAGGACGGTGTAGCCCATCTACGGCCCCACAGAAAACGGGACCGGATGCGCGTAGGTGACTTGCTGTTTATCTTCGGCCGTGCCGCCGCCTAGATTGAACGAGCGGTTCTTCTCCTGATTGCCGCGCATCTTCATGTACAGCGTCTGTGCCGCCTGTAGTTTGGCCTGCGCATCGTCCTTGCGGTCGCGCATGAGGATTTCCGCGGCGGCATACAAAACGATCATGTCGCCGTCAAGATCGCACCGATCTGCGTCGGATGCGAACGGTCGCAAGAAACGAATACCTGTTAGGCGGATGTTGCCTTCGAGCGTGCCGCCGACAATGCCGCTGTCAGACGGTAGTGGCCACACTTCGATCATGCCGCGATTGTCGGGCGTGCCCGCCGTGTCGGCCGGGTCCTCGGCGATATCCCAGTTCATGATGGGCCAGGATCGTTCGTTGTTGCGTGGATCGTAGACCGAGTAGTTGCGCTCATTGATCCCGAAACAAAGCGGCAGCCATTGCCCGCCAAACTTCACTTCTGCGCAGTCGATGCGCTCGTAGGGTAGATCGGTCGGGCAGTTGTAGTAGCGCTGGCCGGCATTCAACTGCATGTCACGCGACACGCGCATGTGCATCCAGTCCCAATCGCCCCACAGCCGCCGCTGCGTGCGCTTGAGAACCTGCACGAGAGAATCGCGATTGTTGATGCCGTGGGCTGCGTTCTGGCTATAACCGCATTCCGCCTTCAGATCGCTCAACAATTCGCCGAGCGTTTGGCCGCGCACGCGATCACCCGGACTTCGCGCTCACCTGAAACTTGGCCGCAGCTTCGGCGGGTCGCAGGAGAGCCGGATTGATGCCGAGCGTGTCGATGCGTGAAGGAAACGCCGGGCCTGGGAAGTCACGCCAGATGTTCTGAATACGCTCGCGATGCAGTGGATACAGTTCCTTCAGCCGTTCGATTTCCTCTTGCGGCTCGCGCTTCACATCGCCCACGGGTTCGATCTGGAGAACGGCATCCGCACCGTGCAGTGACTGCAAGAGCAGCACTTCGGCCGGACTCATGCCGGTCTTCCAAACCATGTTGTTGCGGTCGCCCGTCAGCGCGACCATTGCGTTCAATGTCTGCATCGCTCGCTCCTTTCAAAAAAGGGGCGGCAAGATAGCCGCCCCATATCGGCCTCGCATCACGTCACTTGAAACAGTGCGTGACAGTTGAGCTGATCGGCACAGAGCTGCGCGGTGTACGTGCGCGCCTTGAAGAGCGCATACACGTCATGCGGCCGAGCTGGCGCATGGTCCTTGCCCCATTCCTGTTCCATCGCGTAGATGTACAGGTGCTTCGGATCGATCACGTAGCAGCTATTCACGAACGCGCCGCCCAGATCATCGAGCGATGGGTCGTACTGGAAGATCAGATCGTTGTAGCGAATGTCCGCAATCGCGATGTCGGTGGACGACGGCCGGCTCCAGCCCGCATCGGTGTAGTAGCCCTTGTCACGGAGCTGCTTCACCAGCGCATCGAGGAAGCCCGAGCCGGCGAGCGCCTTGGTCGGCTTGCCGCCATAGCGGCGGAGCTGGCGCATTTCCGAATGGATCACGTTCGGCAGTTCCGTGGTCGCAATCGGCCACGTCGCAAAACGATTGCGCCACCACGTATTCGTCGCGCGATCCAAACCACCCGTCACGCCAACGGCCGGCGTCGCGGTGATGAAGTAGCGAGCGCCGATGAAACCGAGCGGATCGGCGGTGCCGTCACCCCAGAACATTGTGTTGAGCTGCTTCATGGTGATTTCACCGAAGGTCTCAACCTTGTCCTGCATGATGTTGGTGATCGCCGTCACCTCACGCTTGCTGTGTTTGCTGGTGTTCTCGCCGAACGCGGAATCGACCACGGAGATACCGTCGATCTTCAATTCCGTGAACGTGCAATTCCAGCCGGTATGGACTTCACGCCACGGGTACTTGACGCGCTCGATGCCGGCAATGTTGCCGTATGCCACCGGATCGTCATGCGTGAAGCCGCGCAGCGAGCCTGTGGGCGGAACGGCCGCGCCCTCGAAGCTGTACTTGCCCTTCACCGGGATCGTGATGTCGCCCTTGCCGCCGGGGAACGTCTTACGCGCCCCTTCGAGCAGTGACAGGAGCGGTTTGTCCTGAATGCTCTGGGGCAGTGGCTGCCCCTTGAAATGAAAATCGAGAGCGGCGTTAGCAATGCTAGCCAGCTCCGACGCAGTAAAAGCCATGTGTGCAGCCTCCGAGCGAGGCCGACCGTGTTAACCGCCCAGCGCGTTCTCTATTGCTTCGCGCATGGATTTCGGTTGTGCCTCGGCCGGCTTGTTGAGTCTTCGGCCGACGTTTGGACTAGATAGGGCACGAGGCTGGGGCTTGAACGCTTGAAGTCGTTTGCTCACGGTGTCGAAGGCTACTTTCGCCATTCCCCGTGCATCTGCGACCGTCGTCGGAACGCCGTGCTTCGTGACCAATGCTGTCAACGCATCGACCACCAGTTCGTGCTTTTCCGGCGTGTAGTCGGGGTCGGAGGCTTTCAGTTCTGCCTGATACGCATTGACTGATTCGTAAATTTCGCGGCTTCGCTGCGCGGTGCTGGTTTGCTCACGTTCCGTGGCCTCCGCCTGATAGCGGGTGCTGTCGAGCTGGGTCTTTGCGCGGAGCTGCGCAACTTCGCTCGCCGTGGCTTCATCGAGAACGCCGTCATCGACTTTCCCTTTGAGGTCCGCCGGCAATGAAACGCCGACTTTCTCCTGCCACGTCGCGGTGAACTGCTGAAGCTGTTCGACCGCTTTCTTCGGATCGCTCGCGAGTAATCGAGGCCATGCGAAAAGTTGTGCCACATCTTCATTAGATAGGCCCATCTTCGCGGCGTCGCGGCCGATGGATGTCATCGTGGCATCCAGCTCGCGAAAGCGCTCGTTCACTCCCTTCAACTGACGGTTCTCGTTCAAGACTTCGCGAAAGCGCTCGATCTTGTTGAGGGGTACGTCAGTCTTCAGTTTTTCCAACGCCGCGAGCAACGCATCGTCGCTCACGTCATTCGTATCTGGTTTCTTTCCTGCTTCCGGCTCTGGCTTCTCGCCTTCGGCGGTGGACGGCTCCGCTTTGGATGCACGTACTGTCGGTGCGTCTTCATCGTCCTCGAAGGTTTTAACTTCGAGAGCGTCTTTGACGACATCGAGGAGGGACTTGCGATCCTCGTCCTTTGCAGGTGACGACTCTGCGGGCGCGGCTTCTTGGGCTGCGCGTGCGTCGGGGGCTGGTTCGCTACCGGGTGACGATTCCGGTTCCGGGGTGTCAGTCGATTGCTCGTCGTCTTTTGCCACGGTGCGTCTCTAAAGGCGAACGCGCGGGACTGTACCGCTAATGCGATGAGGAATCTACAGCGGTCTATAGACCGCTGTAGACCTACTGCGCGTATTGCGGCGGCAACGACACCATCGGCGGGCGACCGGGACCACCCTGACCGGGCAACGCAGGTCCTGTGCCTTGCGGCTGTGTCGGTGGCTGTTCGGCGTTGTTCGCGCCTTCGTCTCCCTGCATCGTCGGGTCTTCTGCTCCCGGTGCTCCGGGTTGCACGGGCGGTGCCTGATTCATCATCGTGATTGAGGGTAGGTTGGCGGTGAAGGCTTCGGTGATGTCGATGGAGTCATCAATCGCCTCAATCAGCTTCTGCCCAAGCCACTGCGGATTGACGCCGGGAATCTGCATCAAGAACGGCACAAGCTGCTGAAGCGCCTGTTGCCGCTGGATTTTATTGGGCCGACCGTTGCTACCGGCGACGATTTCAAGGTGCATTTCCATCTGGATTTGCTCGCGGTTCATCTGCGGCCATATCGCGCCGGGGCCGGCGATTTCCTGCACGGTCTGCGGGTCCAAGTTGGCCAACATGATTTGCGAAGCGTCCGAAGCGAGCACGGACAGGAAGTCATTCAACTGGTCCGCCTCGGCTTCCAGCGCTGCGGTGCGCGCCTGTTCGGCAGTGGCCACGGCGGTCGCCGTGTCGCCGGACGATCCACCGAAGGAGGGTTCCGCCATGCCGACCGTTTTGTACACGTCATCCATGATTCCTTGCGACTCGTACAGGTTCGGGTCCACGCCGATCTTCGGCAGCGGCTGGATCAGGTCGAGCACCTTGTTACCCGGCATCATGCCGTCCAGCTCCACGACCGCATTGGCCTCAGCTCCCGTGAGCGCGTTCTTGTCGCCGTCACTCAACGCGCCCTTCGGTGTCACGTAGCCTGGGCGGTTTGCCTTACGGTGTTCTCGCAGCGCTTCCTTCTGCCGGTTCAGCTCCATCTGCTGCGGCGTCATGTTGTTCACGTCGGAGGGCGGGAACAGTTTCGTCGGGTGCTCCAGCTCGTTGAAGCACAGCGCGTAGATCGGGAAGTAGCGCTCCACGGCCACTTCGGGACCTTCCGGGTTCTTCAGGAAGTCCTTGAAGCCGTCCGCCATTTCAAACTTCAAGCCCGTGGGCTTGTGATACATCATCCACACGCACACCAGATCATCACGTTTGCCGGAAAGGTCCGTGCGCGGGTTCTGCCGATACTCGGTGCCGTTGGTCGAATACGCGGAATAGCCTGGGCCGGTGGCCGGCGTCGCGGCTCCGGCAAGGTCGAGCTGGTAGAACTCCTTCACTTCGTTGGGCGTCATGAAGATTTCTTCGGTGAGCCAGTCCGCGCCCATCCACCCATCGAGCGCGGTGCATTTTTTATCCGGGATCACGGAAGTCGGGCGCGGGAAGTCGAACACCAGCCCTTCGCGGATCACGACCATCGGCTCTTTGCGCAGTTGTTCGACCGCGAGGCGCAGTTCTTCGGCCTCCGCGTCGAATCGCGTCTTGTCGCCATCCTCGCCCAGTTCATCGATGAGCCGCTGGATGTGCGCGAGGCGCTGCTGGCTGTCGGCGATCTTCGCCTTGTTGTCCGGCGACAG